TATATAGTTATATATAGCTATATATATATATATACTACTTACGAATTTTATTGTACTTTTCAAAACCTCTGCTACCAAAGTAAGCAACATAAACAGTAACAAGTAAAGTTTTAAGTAATTCTACCCATTCACTACCTACTTTAAAAGGACTATCGCTACTATCTAAAATAACAAACAAAGTAGTCATAAAAGTTAAGTAAAGAAGTGTTAAGGGTCTTGTGTTTTTACTTAGCCAACTATCAGAAGCCATATCAGCATCCCAACGCTTAGTAACTTCCTGCATTTCTAATAAATCCATTTTAAGCAATTCTAACGCCTTTTCTTTTTCAAATGGGCTTAGTGTATTCTCCTTATCAATTAAGTTCTTTAAAACGCCTAAAAAGCCCTTATCAGGCAATGTATCGGCTAAATTCTTAAACAAACCTTTTTTACCTATTAAAAACTTACCTACCTTAGTGTCTTTAAATTGCTTTTTCATATATTCTAATTTGTAACTGTATTAAAAATAAATATATATTTAATTCGTCAAAACGATAATCGTTATTTTTAGGATAATAAGATATGCCACCAATAAACGCTGTTGGGAACAAAGATATAATTGCTATGCTCATAATTTTAATTTTAGTAAGTCCACATTACACCCTTAGACTTGTTAGGGTCAATATCAGCGTGTATAAAATTTTTTGCTACTCCTATCCTGCTGAAGCCTACATCTAAAAGGCAGTTGATTAAATCAAATCTATCTACGCTATTTGTACAAGCTATATCAACGGCTAAACCCTTTAAATGACTGCTATTCTCAGTACCACCAACAGCTTCATTGTGTTGAGGTGTTCTGTAACCGCTATTTATGTGTATTGGTTTATCGAATTTATCACGAACATCGTCTAACATATCAAGTAGTTCCTTGTTCATTAGCTGACCGCTACCTTGCACGTCAGGACTATCAAACTCGCTGTAATTAAAATACTTCACTTTTTCTTTTTAATTTCCCACCACTTTTGAACAGTATATCCTATCGACACGATAAGCAATAATAATTTAAGGCTATCTTCTAAGATATTAAAAGTGCTTACGGTCATTGCCGATATATTAAGTAAATATACTCTCAAAGTAGTTAAGTCCATAATTAAAAGTTTCTACCTGCAAAGGTGTGTACACCGTTACCTTCTACGTTAATTTCATAAGATGCCCAACCATAAGGACTGCTTTCTAAACCCTGCCAAAGAACATCTACACTGTATTTATCAGACGCAACGCCCTCTGTTTCTATGTTACCATCAGCATCATAAGTTGGTTCTTCAATCCACAAATAACCTAACTTTACAATAGTATGACCGCCATCTAAATAGCTTTCGCCATCAATCTCTGTATGTGGTAAAGCAGCTATTTTAGTTTCTGCTTGTTCCTTTGAGTTAAACTCGTATTTTTTGAATAGTTCCATTACGTTGTTAGTGTTATTAGTTCTGCGTCTGTTAGTGCTGTGTTAAATACCATTAGTTGGTGTAATTTACCTTGAAATTTATTGTTAGTTCCGCCGTAATCACTAAATTTTATGCTTTCCATATCAGCAGTAAGCGTATAAGTTCCTGTGTTGTTATAGTTAGTTCCATTTATACAAAAAGTATTATCCCCACTTTTATATGAAAAAGCTAACTTATACCTTGTTTCTGAAACTTGCGAAACATTACCAACAGAGATTGAACCACCACTATAAACTACTGCCGCTCTTATGTTGCCATTAAAGTTATCTATAATAATTCTATTTATATTTGAAGTTTGGTCTGATAATACAAATCTTCCATAACTACTTGAAGTGCCTATTCTGTCAAACTCAACATCTACAAAAAAAGTGCCTGATGGATTACCTATATATGCAGCCAACCCACTATCTATTTTACAGTTGTCCGCTGTCCTTGTAACTGCGCTTCCTGATGTTGGTATGTAGCTTGTTGGGTAGATTCCTTGTTCAATTTGTGTTCCCCAAAAATATGAGAATTTTCCTGATGATGATGTTCGAGAATTGTCTGATGCTGCAAACCCAAAATCTATTAAATTATTTGATATACTACTTGCAGTTGTGTATTTTATTACGCATCTATACCAGCCGTTTGGGTATCCCTCTATTTCAGCAGTCAAACCTGAATTTATTGTACCTAAAGCACCTGTACTTAAATTAAAAGATGCGGTAGGTTGATTTGATAAAGCTAAAGCACGAATGTATAAAAAATCTTCATCTCCTTTTTTACCAAAAATAGAAACAGAATAACTTGTTGAGGTTGAATGTGTAAAAGTTACTCTTGCGTAAGGTGTAGTGCCTGTGCTTGTAATTTTATCGGCATTATTTGTTCCATCAGGTGCAGTTGTATTGTTGACTGTTACAGTTGAATTATTTTTATTGTAGCTACTGTTGCTAAAATCTTCGCTATAAGTTATGCTATTAGTCCTTGTAGGCTCTAAAAGTAAATGTGGGTCTTGTGGATTAGAAGGGTCATAGTCAAGCCTTGCTTGGTCTGCTACTGTTGTTTCTATTAAACCATCTTTGTTTACTCGTGTAGCATCTGCATCGCTATCTATTGTAAAATCTCCATCGCCATTACTCGGCACTACTGAATATAATTTGTCATCTGCTGCCTTATATCCGCTTGGTATTTGTACTAAACTTGCTTTTTGGTATAAACTCATTATAATATACTTTGTAAATTCTTAATTATTCCACTTGTTCCCTCTGCCACACCGCCTGCTAAAGTAACCCTTGCGCTAAAATCTATTGCGTTACCTATTGCATTTGTGTGCGATGTTTGTGCTGCTTCATTTATATAACCTGCATCATTAGTCCATTGGTTATTACTACCACTTTTGTTGGTTAACGTGTCGGTTGTTGAAGCTGTAATAAATCCGTATGTATTATTCCACCCTGTATTACCATCTGTTATATAACCTGCTCCGTTTGTTAGTTGGTTATTGTTTGTTGGTATTGTAGGGGTGTTAGATAAATCTGTGTAACTTCCACTTGTTGCTACTGTTGCAAGTGTAGGTTTGTTTAATATCTGTGCATCGCCTGTTGTTGCGTTCCAATCTGCATTTACATTTACCTCTGCACCTTCTGCAATAGTTCCAAGTTTAGTACTACTTGCGCTATCAAAACTAATTTTAGCGTTATTAGCTGTAATATCTGAAGCCTGTTGAGTAGTTATGCCTACTTTCGCATTGTTAGAAACAATGTCTGCTGCTTGCTGCGTGGTAATTCCAACCTTTAATGTATTTGCTGTTATAGCGTCAGCCTGTTCAGTAGTTATACCTGTCTTGGCTGTGTTAGCTACTATTGCATCTGCTTGACTTGTTGTAATGCCAACCTTTGCATTATTCGTGCTTATATCGCTTGCTTGTTGTGTGCTTATAGTTGTTGTATCTCCTGCTAATGCTGTTGTAGATGTTGTACCTAATTGTAGTAAAGAAGTATTTCCTTCTAAGGCTGTTCCTGCTGTTGTACCAAGAACCATACTAACTTTAGCGTTGTTTGCCGTAATATCGCTTGCTTGTTGAGCAGTAATACCTGTTTTAAGCGTGTTTGCTGCTATTTCATTGGCTTGTTGAGTAGTTATACCTACTTTAGCGTTGTTGGTTGCTACATCGCTTTCTAATGTGTCTAAATCAACCGCCTGTGTAACACTTATAAAACCTACTTTTGTGCTATCAGCAGAAGGATAAGTATTTTTAGCATTGTTAGTTGTTATGTCGCTAGCTTGTTGAGTTGTGATACCTACTTTTGCATTATTAGTAGAAATATCGCTTTCCATTGTGTCAAGGTCTACTGCTTGTGTAACAGAAATATGACCTAACTTTGTAAGGTTTGTAGCAGTTGTAAATTTGTTTGTTGTTGATGTATCGCTAATATCGTCAGCATCTAAAACTACTGCACCTGTTGCTCCATTTACACTTGTTACAGAACCCTCGCCACCTCCCGATGGTTGAAAGGTAAAATTACCTAATCCATCAGTAGTTAATACTTCGCCTGAATTTCCATCAGTACCCACATCGTCAAGGTCTAATAATCCTAAAGATATTGCACCTGTTAAACTATTAACACTATCTACTGTGTTTACTTCTGCTCCTGCTTCAATACCTAATAATTTAGTAGCATCATCAGTAGGATAAGAATTTTTTGCAGTATTTGCTATTATTGCGTTTGCTTGGTCTGTTGTAATACCTACTTTTGCGGTGTTAGATACAATGGCATTAGCTTGGTCTGTGGTTATACCAACCTTATTATTATTAGTTTGTATATCTGTTACTTGTTGTGTAGTTATACCAACTTTAGCACTATTAGCCACAATAGCATCTGATTGGGCTTGTGTTATACCTACCTTTGAAGTATTGGCAACAACAGCACTGTTAGCCTCAACCCTTGCATCTGTGTAATACTTATTTGCTCCCTCTGCAATATCGTCCGTATCAAGCACTACATCCCCTGTCTGAGTATTAACAGAAGTAACAGGTAAATTAGTAAGTTGTGAACCATTTCCTATAAATGCAGTAGCAGTAACATTACCGCTATTGTCTAAAGTAACACCTGTACCGTTACCCTTACCATCCGTTATTTCTTTAGCAGAAGCACCTACCTCATTATTATCGGTGGTTTTTAGTAACCCCTGATAAGTTTGATTTATTTGCTTCCCTTCTAAAGTTGTACCCATTTAAGTAACTTTTTAATTTTATAATATCTTCTTTTTTTGGTTTGTATATCCTCATAAAACCCAACCATTGAATAAACTATCCTTGTCAGGATAAATGTCATCATCTGAATTATTTTCGTATTCAGGGTATAAATTACTGTTAAAATTCATATGGTCTATGAACCTTGTTGTATAATACTCTGCTAAATTGCGTTCTTTTTGCACAATAAAATCCACCTCATCTTTACTTGGTGTTTCGCTGTTTTCGCTTGTATGCTTAAACAAACCTCCGTTTTTTAACTGATAAGCAGAATAAGGTAAATACTCTACCATTGCAAAATGAATAAGCATAGGCGCAAGGTACTCATCTACTAAAGTTAAATAATTGCCTGTTAGTGTACCTGCAATAATATCAGCTTGTAGTTTGTCGTATAATTTACTGCCTGTGTAATTTCTCACGTGTACCTCTTGGGCTATTTTAATAAACTGAATAAATTTATCAGTATCAACATTGCCATCAATGATACTATTTTTTACAAGGTCTGTTCTGTTTATGAATAATGCAGTAGCCATATCTTAGTTTTTAAATCCCATTTTATTCCAATAAGCTGCTGTGTAGCCTTTTCTTGGCATATCTTTTGGCGCAACAGGTACTTTCTGTGCATTAGTTTCAGGCTTAAATCCTTGACTTTTAGCTTCTGTTGTACTAATTACATTCCCTAAACTTTTTGAACCTTCCTTGCGTGCGTATATACGTCTAAACCATTTATGGTGGCATCTTGCACCACCTTTGTAAAGCCAAATAGAATAAGTATCAGAACCACCCTTTCCGAAGCCTGCATTTACAGCCTTACTTTCCATAGCCTTAATATCTTCTTTACGATACACCTTTTTAGCTGATACCATTTTTTTGCAAAACTCCCTACTTGTGTCTTTAGTCTTTTGAGGGTTGTACATATATCTAACCAAATATGTTTTATCCTCTTGACCTTTTTGTTTACTCTTGCCATCTTGGTCGCTCTTACGATAAGGCTTTGCACTACCTGTACTTGCTAACTCGGTCTGCTCGTTTAACTCTTTTATTTTTTGGTCTAACTCATCCTCATTGTCGTAATCTACTTCTATTTCGTCTATTAGGTCAAAGTCCTTTAAAATGTCAGCTTCGTTTTCGCCTAAGTCTATAAGCGCATCAGCAATTTCTGTATCTACAAACTTATCTATGTCGCTTGCTAACTTTACACCTGTTTCTTCTTCTTGTGTTTCGTCATCTACAAGGTCATTGTCTATTTCTGTAAATTCTAAAGGTTGTAGTGTTTTAAAGTATAAGTTCAAAGAGATGCCATTATACGCCAATATAGCATCGAAGGCATCTATAAGTAAGTTTTGAAATGGTCTAATAACAGTATTATCCATTAGTATAGAAGCCGTCTTTAATTCGTCTGCATTGTTCCCAAGCCCTGTATTGTCTTTAATTCCTAAAAGCATAGGACTAACTACCCTGTGCGCTACAAGTATCTTACGACTGCTCTCATCGCTTAAAAATTGATATTGGTTGTGTGCATC